TCGCTTCAGAGTACAAGGTCATTAGTGTGGAAATCATCAGAGGAATATATATTGAAATAGCAGCAGAAAAAATTGAAGCAACAAAGGACTAGGAGGTGATTTCTCATGGCAAGATCAAGTTACAAAATGCCGGAGGATTTTCTTTTAAAAGTATCAACCTTAGCTGAGAAGACAGATGAAATCATCCCCAAGGTATTAAAAGAAGGCGGCGAAGTGGTGAAAGCCAAGGTTAAATCAAACCTGCAGTCGGTTATAGGGAAAGATACGAAGGAACCTTCTAGATCCACTGGAGAACTTGTAGATGCCTTAGGTGTATCACCAGCAGGAGTTGACAATAAGGGTAATTATAACGTAAAGGTAGGTTTTGACGAGCCTAGAAAAGATGGAGAATCTAATGCCAAGCTAGCCAATATCATAGAGTACGGCAAATCCGGGCAGCTGGCTAAGCCATTTTTAAAGCCGGCAAAAACAGCCAGCAGAAAAGCCTGTATTGAAGCAATGAAAAGGAAGCTGGACCAAGAGATAAATAAAATCTAAAAAGAAGGAGGCGGATGGAATGAATCATAGTATTTTGAAAGATATAAGTGAGGTCCTTGAACCTTTAGGAATACCTATAGAAACTGGATTGTTCAGTGAGAAACCACCGGATCAGTATATAGTTTTGATTCCTATGAGTGATATCTTCGACCATTATGCTGATGATCTGCCTAGAGCAGAGCTGCAGGAAGTTCGCCTCTCCTTATTCTCAAAAGGCAATTATCAAACAAGAAAAAATGAAGTGGTATCGATACTGCTAAGTTCGGACTTTACCATTACCGATAGAAGGTATATAGGTTATGAAGAAGATACCGGTTTTCACAACTTCGTCGTTGATGCGGCGAAAGTCTATGATTTGAATATTTAATCGAAGGGAGAAATGAAATATGGCAACAATCGGACTGGATGTGCGCCCAGATAGGGCATGATGTTGTTTTGTAGTGTGGGAACTACACCGTAAGATAACGCGGTAAACCACCTGCCTAACCGAAAAGCGAAAGCTGACACGGGAACAGAGCATGGCAGGAAAGCAGTAAGTTGTTTAAGGCAATATAACACGACTGAACTGCAAGGTAAAGTGGATATAAGGTTTAGGTTATATTTACCGAATGTGAGTTTCAAGTATCCGTTCCGATTGGACATAGGAAAGTGCCTGAAACCTATGGCGCAAAGACAAATAAGAGGAGTATCTTGACTCTTATTGTTATCAATAATTTGCGCAACGAGCAGGAGAACCTGTTTTAACGAAACGAAAGCAAAACCGAGAATCCACAATTTCCAACACATCATGCTAACTGGGGATAACCTAAACGGAAACGCCGTAAGGCTATGACCTCTAAGGGTTTGAATATTCCGCAAGGTTACGGAGCGTTCGTAGTAGTCAGGGGCGGTAACGCCGTCATAAAGGCGAAGGGACGCAGTTGTTCTGTACTAAAATGAAAATTGATTAGGGAGGAAAACCTCAAAATGAAACCAACAATGGAAATTTTAGCAAGCATTAAGGAAAATTCATCGAAAAACAGTGAAGAAGTCTTTACAAGGCTTTATCGCTACCTCTTGCGTCAAGATATTTGGTATGAGGCGTACAAGAATTTGTATGCTAACAGCGGAGCGGCAACAAATGGCGTTGATAACGACACCGCAGACGGGTTCAGCAAGGAAAAGATAGATAAAATTATCGCTTCCCTTGCTGATGGAACCTATAAGCCGAAGCCCGCAAGGCGAACCTATATCAAAAAAGCAAACGGCAAAATGCGACCACTCGGGATACCAACTTTCACGGACAAACTCGTCCAAGAAGTTTTAAGAATGGTCATGGAAGCAGTGTATGAACCAGTATTTCTAAATTGCTCTCATGGTTTTCGCCTGAAAAGAAGTTGCCACACGGCTCTCTCAACTCTCAAAAAGGAGTTTACAGGGGCTAAGTGGTTTGTTGAGGGAGATATTAAAGGTTGTTTCGATAATATTGACCACGCCGTATTGGTAGGGTTTATCAACCAGAAAATCAAAGACGCAAGGCTGATTAAGCTGATTTACAGATTCTTAAAAGCGGGCTTTGTGGAAAACTGGCAGTATAACAACACTTATAGCGGTACGCCGCAGGGCGGAATTATTTCGCCATTACTCGCCAATATCTACTTGCACGAACTGGATAAGTTTGTGATGACGCTGAAATCAGAATTTGACAAGCCCAATGAAACTGTAAGGACAAAGGAGTATAATCGTTTGTTCACACAGAGGGTCAAACTGAAAAAGCTGATTGATTGTGCGGACGGGGAAGAAAAGCAGGACTTGCTCAAACAATATAAACAAGTGAGAGCAGAAATGATGAGAACCCCATATACTCCGCAGGACGACAAGAAAATCAAATATATTCGTTATGCTGACGATTTTCTAATCGCCGTTAAGGGAAACCGTGAGGATTGTGTGGAAATCAAGAGAAAACTGGCTGAGTTTATCAGCGGAACGCTGAAAATGGAACTCAGCGATGAAAAAACTCTTATTACACACAGTTCAGAAAAAGCGCGTTTTCTCGGCTATGATGTTAGTATCCGCAGGAATAGTTCGATTAAACCCCATGGAAAAGGGCGACCCACACAAAGAACGCTTAACAACAAAGTGGAATTGCTCATACCCAAGGATAAAATCAGCAAGTTTCTGTTTTCAAAAGGCATTGTTAGGCAAAAGAAATGCGATGAGATGTTTCCGATTAGCAGAGTGCCACTCAGGAACTCCACCGATTTGGAAATCATCACCATTTTTAATGCCGAACTACGTGGTATATGCAACTATTATTCCTTAGCAAGTAATTTTAGCGACTTAAATTACTTTAACTATTTAATGGAATATAGTTGTCTGAAAACGCTGGCAACAAAGCACAAAACCCGCATTACGAAGATTAAGGAAAAGTTTAAGGACGGTAAAGGTTCGTGGGCTATTCCTTATGAAACAAAAGCAGGTAAGAAACTTATGTATTTCGCAAAATACACCAATTGCAAGGGTGCAAATGCAACTGATACCGTAACAAAAGCAGCAGTTACAATTGGTTATAACAGAAACACTTTTGATAAACGGTTAAATGCGGATATATGTGAATTGTGCGGTAAAACAGGCGCAGGGAAATATGAAATTCACCATATTCACAAAGTAAAAGACCTTAAAGGTAAGGAGCTTTGGGAACGTGCTATGATTTCAAAGAAAAGAAAAACGCTTGTTGTTTGCCATCAGTGCCACCAAAATATTCACCACCCAAAATGATGAGTTTTCTAAAATTGAAGAACAATGGAGAGCCGTGTACTTCGAGAGGGGTAAGCGCGGTTCGGAGAGAGGACTGGACAAACCTGCCATCGAAAGACGGTAAGGCGGTTCTTTCCTACTCTACAGTCTATATTATGCAAATATAACAGAAGATTTAAGTGGAAATGAAACCTACGGTACACCTAAGGTTTTAGCAAAGGCTATGACTGCAGAGCTTAGCATCGAGCTTATTGAAGCAATTCTCTATGCCGATGATGGAGCATCGGAGGTAGTTAAGGAATTTAAGAGTGGATCATTGACCTTGGGAGTAGATGATATAGGTTCACTGGTAGCCCAGGATTTGACAGGATGTAAAATCGATAGTAATAATGTAATTGTATCAAGAAGTGAGGATGGAGGTAATCCTGTAGCTATTGGGTTTCGTGCAAAGAAAGCTAATGGAAAGTATCGCTACTTTTGGCTTTACAGGGTTATATTCAACGTTCCATCAACTAGCCTTGCCACCAAGGGAGACTCCATTACATTTAGCAGTCCCACCATAGAGGGAATGGTTTTTAGAAGAAACAAAATAGATGGAGAAAACAAGCATCCTTGGAAAGCAGAAGTTACTGAAGGAGACAGTGGTGTAGCAACATCTACCATTACAGGATGGTTTAGTACTGTATATGAACCAGACTTTACTGAGGTTACTCCGGCTATAACTATTACTACTCAACCAGAAGTTTTAACTGAAGTTACATCCGGAAGTATTACAGGAAGTCTTTCTGTAGTTGCTGATTCAAACACCAGCGATCCTATAACTTATCAGTGGTATGAAAACACAATAGATAGTGCATCTGGTGGAACAGCAATAACTGGTGAAACATCTTCAAGTTTCGATATTCCTACAATCCTTGTAGCAGGATCATACTACTATTACTGTGTATTAAGTTTATCTGGAGCTAGTGACGTTACAACAACTGTAGCTACAGTAACTGTATCCTAATGGAGGTAAATAAATGTCAGATGATAATATAAAGATAGATGATGTATCGGAAGAAAGAAGTTCTATTATAAAAATAGGTGATAAGGAATTCAAACTTATCCTTACAACTAAGGCTACAAAAGAAATATCAAAAAGGTATGGTGGTCTTGAAAAACTGGGGGACAAGCTGATGAAAACTGAAAACTTTGAACTGGCTCTGGATGAAATTATATGGCTTATAACCCTACTTGCAAATCAATCTATTCTTATTCATAACATTAAAAACAAGGACGATAAGAGAGATCTGTTAAAAGAAGAAGAAGTTGAAGTTCTTACCACACCCTTTGATTTGGCAAACTACAAAAATGCTATAATGGCAAGTATGATGAAGGGAACTAAAAGAGATGTGGTAAGTGAAGACTCAAAAAACCAGGTAGTCGGGTAAGTGATGATGAATTATTTATCCGACTTATATATTACGGAACAGTACACTTAAACAGAAAAGAAGATGAGGTATGGCTGATGCCTATTGGTTATTTAATGGACCGTTGGGAGTGCCACAAGCAGTTTATTGGTATCTCAAAACCGAGAAGGGAATATTTTATTGATGATGTAATCCCCGAGTGGATATAGATGTCTTATTCGTTCGTAAATATATAGTTAAATACTAACCAATATGACTATATTATTAATAAAAACAAAAAGTCATAACTTGTTTTGACTTTCGTGCTAAAATAGATTATAATATTAGCACGAACGACAAAACGGAGGTGAGTTCATGACTGGATTAGAAGAGCTAAAAAAAG